AAAGGTGGAACAAAATCAAGTGGTTGTGGTATGCCAATTGATTTCACAGAAAGTCCTTTATTTAAGAACGAATATTTTAGGGGAACATTTGATTATGGTACTCCATATCAAAATAGTGACAATGGGTTCATTCCTACATGGATTTCGAACAAAACAAAACACTCCTATTCCCAACTTCGCCATTTTGTAAAAATGATTATTGATCTTGTAGCATCAACATGCGCTATGGTACCTGAACCAATGAAAGATATAGTGCCATTTGTATTAGGACCAGTTGTCATTGGTATTATCATATTCGTTACATCTTTTTGGTGGATACCAACACTATTTAGTATATTTTGGAATGAAAATCAAGAATTGGGATTGGTACTATCCATAGCTGGCTTACTTTTCGGTTGGACATGGGCAACACTTGGTATATTAACAGTATTTCAAATCGTTGGAATATTATTTAGTTTTATATTGTTACCATTTTTGTTAAATCCTAAAAAAATAATCGAAATTATCGGAAACGCATATAACAGTTATTATTTGTTATTCCTACTATTTATCCTAATAACAGTTGCTGCTTTTACACATTTAAATGCTGCTGTAGCTGTTCCCATGTTATTAGTGTTTATGTTTGGACTTAAACCACAATCAGCTACACCTGTTGGTAATGCTGAATAAGAATTATATAAATTACTATATAAATTACTATATAAATAGAATAAAACGTTATATCTTATATGGGAAAAAACAACAAAAAGAAGACTGGTAATAAGAAAACGAACGATCAAAATAAAAACAATACTATTGATGAATTAAATGAGGATGATATTCTTGAATTAGCAATTAAAGAAAATGAATCCTATGTGGCTCCTGTTAAAAAGGCATTTACTTTACCACCAACAAAAGATGATAAATATCCATTTGTAAGTGTTTGTACTCCTACCTATAACCGACGTCCATTTATTTCAGCCATGTTGAAATGTTTTGATCATCAAGATTATCCAAAACATAGAATGGAGTGGATTATCGTAGATGATGGAACCGACAAAGTAGAAGAATTGGTAAAGGACCATCCTAATGTAAGATATTTCAAATATGATGAGAAAATGACCTTGGGGAAAAAAAGAAACGTTGTACATGACAAGTCGGTAGGTGATATTTTGGTCTATATGGATGATGATGATTATTATCCACCCCAACGAGTTAGTCATGCTGTTGATATGTTACAAAAAAATCCTCAGGCATTATGTGCTGGTTGTAGTGAATTATACATTTACTTTAAACATATTCAAAAAATGTATCAGTTTGGTCCATATAGAGCGAATCACGGTACAGCTGGTACATTTGCATTTAGACGTGAAATGTTAAAAGATAATCGATATGAAGAAGAAGCTTGTTTAGCTGAAGAAAAGGCATTTTTAAAAGATTACACCGTACCATTTGTTCAATTAGATCCTAAAAAAGTAATTCTAGTGTTTTCGCATGAGCAAAATACATTTGACAAACGCAAATTACTTGATGGACCTAAGAATAATTTTGTAAAAGAATCTGATAAAATAATTGACGATTTTATTAAAGAAAAAGAGTTGAAAGAATTTTATTTGAGTATTGATTCGTTGTTAGAGGATTATAGTCCAGGTGATCCATCTATGAAACCGGATGTATTGAAACAAATGATAAAGTTGGAGGAAACACGTAGAAAAAATGCGGAACAACAACTGTCCAAACATATAGAAAACGGACAGACTATTACTCTTCAGCAAGAAGGACAACCACCAAAGACATTAAAAATGCCTGAAATAATTGAACTGATAAAACAACAACAAGCACAATTACAACAATTTGCATCAAGAATAGCACAACACGAGCAATTAAATAAAGCATTGATGGAAAAGTTAAAAGATACAAAAAAAACAAATATATCTAATACAGTAGCAGAAGTATCCGGTAATGAAGAATCTCAACATCCAATAGAATTATTAATTAATGAAGTATCTCAACACCCAATAGATGTTTCCAATAATGATGTTTCCAATAATGATGTTTCCAATAATGATGTTTCCAATAATGATCTTTCCAATACAATGATAAATTAATTTTTGAATACGAATAATTATATAATTACATAAATTATATAATTTATTTCATTTGGTATTTTAAATAGTACTCGATACTGAGAATTCATCATCAATGTCTATTTCGTCTATCGTATTTGACAAAGAATATTTATCCAAATAACGATACATACGTTTGATATCTAATTTACTAATTTCATAGTTTTCAAACATTTCATATATTTCATCTTCCGTCTTTTCTTCACGAATGGATTGAAAAAAGGCAAACAGGTCTTTTTGATCCATAGATAATGTGAAACATAGATTTTGCATAAACAGATAATTGTTATATTCCGTACTGTATTTTGTCAATACCTTTGTAAATCGAACTTCTGGAGGATTGAATTTAGTTTTTTTCGAAAAAGTTTCATGATACAATTTATTGTTATAAAATGTTTTAATCATGGAACTCATTTCATTAAATTGCCAAATTTGTTTTTGAAACGTAATTCTATCAATGTAATCAGCAAAACACATATTGTCTAATATTTTATTGTAAAACGGAAATGCTTTTTCACATGGTTGTTTTGACAATACATCAATGATATTCTCATGCCATAGCAGCCCAACGATAGTTCTATCAGTTTCATTCATGATACTATTATGACTATTTATGTCATATTTTGTATTAATAAGTCGTTGAGTTATTTTTTTACTATCTTCATTATACGTTTTAGGTTGAAAAATATTTTGAATTATTTCAGTTTTCAGTAACACGTGTTGTTTATTGTATATATTTATGATAGAATCGAATTTTCGCAAGTCTCCTTGTATATAATTGAGCAGATTCTTTTTTAAAACATCGTCAATCGATGGTATTAATATAGCCATTAATGATTCCATTTCCTTAGTCGTCGGTTGTTTCAATTCATAACTATTACATACCTTCATAAGCTCCTTTATCTTTTTATCCATATGATAATTGCCTATACAAATAATGGGATTCAATGTAATCTCTTCCAATTTTTGTTTTTTCGTTTTTTTTGGACGAATCAACTTTATTAATTGACTAATTCCTCCCTTGTCACCATTGTTCATACCATCAATTTCGTCCATTACAATGGCTATTTTCTTCACTTTTTTTTGAAGCATAGATAATACATTTTTATCAGACATGTTATGTTTTGTAATGGTGTCAATGATGGATTTGTTGCGAATATCCCCTGCATCGTATTTGACAATATCATAATTCAACTCTTTTAATATTTTCTCAATAAATAGAGTCTTACCTGTCCCAGGATTACCATATATGTAGATACCTCGCTTAAACGTTAGATTATTTTTCTCTTTTTCAAAACTAGTGAAAAAAGATTTTATATTTTCGGCTACTTTATTTCTGTTTAACATACTGTTAATATCAATTAAATCCATACTATATTTTTACCTATTTTGTTTTTAGGTTTCTTTTTATTGATATTAGTATTTATTTGTTTTTATTTACACCATTGAATATTTCAAAACAGTCTTCGTTGATTGATGGTGTGACGACGATTGAATAAGATGGAATAATTATAAAATGACTTAAATTATAAGTGATGTTATAAATTATTATATATATATATACGATAATGCCAAAGTCTAGCAAATCAAATGTTAGAATCGTTCCAGTCTTTAGAAAATCGAATCTAACGGATAGTGAGTTCCTACAAGAGATTCTAGCTAGAGTCATAGTTGCTTCAAATGCTTATGCGGTGAAAAATGATAAACACTATTTGGATCCGAAAAAAGAAGAAAAAGAAGAAGAAGGAGAAGAAGGTGAGATGGTTAATGTGCGATATGTAAGTCGTGGTGAAATTTTTACTGACGATGGTGGGTGTTCTACGTCAGTTGAGATTAGTTTGTGTTGATTTATTTAAAAATTACACCCCACCCAATCATTTGAAAAATCTTATTTAAGATACTGTAAGATTACATGCATTAGGATTATTAGTAATACCGTCCCAAGTTAAATCACATGATTTGGCCCACTTGTACTTGTTACACATTCCGGTAGAACCTTGCCAAAAACTATCAGTGAAATCCTTTTGTTTATCACATGACATATTGCCTAAATTTTTAACGTTGGTACATGTTTGACTAACATTATCGAGACTAGGAGAACCGGATTGGTCAGGTTTATCAATCCAATAATCAGGACATTGTGACACGGTAGGTGGAAATTTCACGCTATATTTACTGTTACGCAATACCATTGCTATAAAAATTATCAAAATAATAAACATAACAATGGCTATACTTAATACAATTTTTTGAAAATTAAACTCCATTATACATTTTATCTAGAAAAAATTATATCTGTTTAAAATATATAAATGAATTGTTCAAGCACAAACGGAAGATTAAATATATTAGGTCCTACTATGAATCAATTTTCATTATTTGATAAAATACCTACTAAAAGTGGGTGTTCCACATTTCACGATGCCATGACAGGAAATTTTCAAGACAATACACTCTCTCTTGCTTTTTTTAGCAAAGAGAATATGCAAATTGTTCAAAATGCTATTCGAGCAGGTGTATATGAGATCTCCAATAAGCAATATATTATTGATAATCAAAATTGCGATAACTTGAAAATCATTATGAGAAGTGTATTTCTTCAAAGCTCAACAAACTTACCTAATCAAATAACGCAACAAATTCAAGAACTAAATCATTTAGTAGTAACATATTGTGTTAAACAAATATACAGCGAGGCACAAGGATATATCACTTATAAACGTGATGTTAGCACCATGTACACACCGATCGATCATCCGATACAACCAGATTTTAACAACAAAACGTTAGAACTAAAACACTGGTTTTAATTAGGACATATAAATATAAATATAAAAATTGATGTGAGAAATATAATTTATACGAATTATATTTCTACTAATAATACAGTATAGTATGTCAGTTACCACTAAATTATCAATACACACTATTGGACAGGTTGTAAAAAATATATTTAGCCCTCGTAATAATCTACCCACACCATTAGGCAGATGGAAATTGTGTGAAAATAAAAATATTAACTTAGTTATAGATTATTCTAACGAGGATCATTGTGGTACATGTTCAAGACATACAATAGTACAGTACCATAATCCTGATACAAAAATATACGAAACTAATAAATCCAATGACAATAAATCCAATGACAATAAATCCAATGACAATAAATCCAATGACAATGAATTGTTTTCATATGATTACCAATGTTTATTATCGAATAATCAAGAAAAGGTTTGACCATAAAAATAAAAAATAATATTTCTATTATTATTTTTTATTTTTGATAGAATTACATTATATGTATTTATTTTTTATTATCTAACGTTATTACTTCTTCACTACTTTTTTAATCGTCTTTTTAACCTTAATTGTAATACCTTTCTCCGTACTAACTTTCTCTACTGTAACTAGCATTTTCTTCAATTCGTCTAGCTCATTCAACCACATTTTCTCAATACTTGTCGATTGAATGATAGATAATTCAGTCTCCTTACCAGTCTTATCTTTAAGAAGACGCACTACATTTTCTTCACTTACACTATCCATTGGCATCTTAAGGAGATATTTGTAGTCAGTATCCTCGTCCATGGTATCATACTTTAGCTCGCGCATCATATTCAATATATCACTCTTTTTCATATTTCTCAAGTCGATTTCACCTTGTAGATTGGATTGAATATATCTCGTCTTATTGGAAAGCAATCGTAATTCCTTTTCCAATGCAGCAATCATATAATCCTTTCTCTTTTGGTAATACTTCAATCTGACTGGAAAGTACCTTTCAATAATCTCCGTTTCAGTATTAAATTTAGTGAGCTTTTCTTCGTCTGTA